CTAGTAATTGGTGAGCCACTAACTGATAAGCCAGTAGGTACTGCCATAGCTACGCTAGTTACTGTACCTGTAGTGCTTGAGTAACCTGCTGTGCTGTGATCACCCCAACCATAAGCAGTATCCCACTGACCTACTTTAGTATCAGTGATATCGTTAGTACCCATGTCAATGGTTTGACCATTAGCATCAAGAGTACCACCGAGCTGTGGTGTAGTATCTTCTACTAGATTCTGTAGTGCTGAATCTGCTAAAGAACCCTGAGCTGCTGTAGCGAGACTTGCTTCTGCTGCTGTCTGGTTAATCCACTTACTAGAAGTAGAATCATACGCAAGTACTTCATTATCTGCTACAGAAGAAGTAGTAGTATCAAGTAACTCAGCAAGCGTATCGTAACCCGCTACTGCTGAATCTACGTATGTCTTAACTGCTTTAGCTGATGGAATAGTAGTATCAGTAGCCGCAACAGAACTTAAGTCAGTGTCAAGTACACCAGACTTTAAGTTATCTACCTCAAGATTAGATACAGTATTATTATCTGCATCGATAGTCTTGTTGGTTAATGTCTGTGTACCAGTTAGAGTAGCTACAGTACTATCGATGTTTAGTGTTACTGTAGTACCAGATGCAGTAGAGCTAAGACCAGTACCACCTGCAATAGTAAACGTTTCACTATCTAAATCAATATCAAGTGTACCAGAATCTGCTGCTACATCTAAGTCTTGTGCTGTTACTTGTGCATCTACGTAAGCTTTGATTGCTTTAGCAGAAGCCAGTGTGGTATCTGTAGCTGCTACTGATGATAAGTCAGTATCCAGTACGCCACTCTTAAGGTTATCTACTTCTAGATTAGATACTGTGTTGTTGTCAGCATCGATAGTCTTATTAGTAAGAGTCTGAGTACCAGTCAGTGTAGCAACAGTGCTATCGATATTAAGAGTAACTGTAGTGCCAGAAGCAACACTATCTAAACCAGTACCACCCGCAATTGTGAATGTTTCACTGTCTAGATCAATATCTAATGTACCGCTATCCGCAGCTACGTCTAGATCTTGTGCTGTTACTTGTGCATCGACATACGCTTTAATTGCTTTTGCTGATGCTAGTGTATCGTCAGAAGCTGAGACAGATGAGAGGTCAGTATCGACAGAAGTAATAGAAGTACTGGTACCAATGACCAATCCATCTAGATTTACTGTACCGTCGAAGTACGCATCTTTGAATTCTTTAGTCGATGAGCCAAGTGTAATGGCATCATCGGTAGTCGGTAGAATTGCATTTGCAGTAAATGTCAGGTCTTGTGTCGGACCAACAACAGTAATCGGACCACCTTCAGCGGAAGTACCGTCGTGAGTGTGACCGGTAGTTGCTGCAAATGCTAGTACAAGCTGATCAAATTCGTTATTAAAGAGTGCCGACGTAATAGTATCGCCATCAGCGAAGCTCGACTGTCTAGTATAGGTCTGACCCATTATTATCTCCTGCCAGAAGGAATTAGATCGACGTACATACCCTGTATGGAGTACGGTGGGTTGGAGTCGTCGCTATAGAATTTAAAGCTGTTTGAGAAGCCACTTCCCCACAGATTGATTTTCTTCATTGGTACTTCAGGTGTACCGAATCGTGATACGCCAAAGATTGCACTACCAAACAAAGACGGAGCAAGTAACGTACCTACTTCAAACGTCTGTGGCTGTGGGATTTCAGGATCTTCGAAGTCGTATCGAACGTCCATCTTTACGTCACTACTGCCTTCTGGCTTAATAGAAAGCTTGATGTAGTGTAGTGTCTTACGTATGCCTACGTCACCGTAATCAATATCTGGTGTCTTGTACTCAGCATACACATCATCACCATCTAGAGAATTACCAATGTCATGAGCATGTATATACCCATTATAGTCGCCGTGGTAGATTCTTTCAACGTTGTTGACATCGAAGCCAGAAGCCATACACGCTACGTTAAAACCCTGTAACTCAGTCCATTCCCATACTGGAGCACCAGTATTAGCAATTTTAAACGTACCGGTAATACCCTTCTGAGCTAGTTTACCTGTACCTACATTAGTGTAGAACAAACGATATTGGTTCTTACTTCTGATTACTGTGCTGCTTAATTGGTAATTACTTATGTTACTGGTGACATCATTAATCAATGACTGTATCTTACTTGAAATACTAGATAACTCGATGTCGTCGATACGAGTTGTTGCAGCAACGGTACGAATACCATCCGGTGCTAAGAATACCAGATCACCACCGATCTCCTGAATAGAGAAGCCATCAAGACAACCGATATTCTTTGTTACGTCTTGTAGTGCTGCATTCGTAGAGTCGTTAATGTTTACTAACTTACGAATACCATTACGACCAAATATAATTAGATCATTACGGAATACTTTAATACCAGTAATAGTGTCACTGATATTTACTTCACCTGCCGATGCTCCGTCAAACTGAGTATCATTATATAAATCACTGTAGTAGAAGACACCGGGATGTACTGACCAACCACCAACTACAACGTGGTCTGCGTGAGTCTCACAATATTGTGGTCTCGGGATTAGTGCGTAGTTGGGAACTGTTGGGCTAATACCGAATGACTGATAGAGAGCACGTCTAAACTTAAAATAACGCACTCCACTATCTACGTAAGTCTCAAAGTACGCTACTGGATCTACACCATTACAAATTGTAATTCTTGGTCTATCGGTAGCTGCGGGTGTGTACTCTGTGAATGTATAACGTGCATCAGAGTCTAGAGGAACTACAGTACCACTAGAAACAAGTTGTGCTTCTGTAGCGTATCCTGCAGTCCATGTATTGTTAGCTACTTCACATGTGTACTGAGTAGTATGACCACCGGCATTACATGTACCGTAGTCTTTGTTTACTTGAATCCAGTCATAGCCATCTTCTGACCAATAAACGTTACCACCCTGTACTGCAAGACCACCTTCTGCGTGAGCGTAGATACCCTGCACTGGATCGCTAGAACCATCTGGAGTAGTCGCTGTATTGATAGCTGCTGTTGCCGCTGCACCAGTACCGGTAGCACTGACAAACTCAATGGTTGGTGTTACTTGATAGCCAGTACCTGCAGTAGTCACAGTAACTGCGGTCACTACACCACCACTAATTGTAGCGGTAGCTGTAGCACCAGAACCAATACCTTCTGGATCTGTGATGTTTACTGTAGGTGCTGTAGCATAACCACTACCACCTGCAGTTACAGTGATGCTAGTAACACCACTAGATAAGAACTTACGATAACCATTGACTCGGCGATAACCACCGAATGTTGATGACTCAAAGTTCTTTAGTCGAGTAGCTGCACCGGGTGTTTTAAATAAGTCAAACGATGCAGCAGTACGGTCAAGACCACCGCCAACTGTTATTGATAAACCCTGCTCCTGCCCCATCTACTTACACCAATCTAATGCGGTCATCGTTCATGACCATTGGTTGTGGTCTACCACTGTACTCCCGTAGTAGTTTTAAGCCGCGTTTATATTCTTCTAATGCTAGTGCTGCTAGTTGTGCATTCTCTTTAAATTGCCATACGTAGTAACGAGCACGTGCAGATAAGATAGTAGCCCACTGACTTGGGAATCTTACTTTATCGTCGTAAGCCGACAGCGGCTCCAACTGTTCCCATGCGTAGAAGTACACACGATATGGTTTATCTGGAAGAGGCGATACACCAAATTCTTTACCACACTGTGACATAAAGACACGCTGCGGTACGCCATAGCTTTGAGTATCAATAGAATTGTCATCATTTAAACGATAGAGTTTATGCCATTGTTCGTAACTTAAAAACTTAAGTGTAGTACGTGTGTGTGGTGCCGTATGAGTAGCAGTCCATGTTTCACCTGCTGCTGTACATACTGCTTCTGTATCGTAGTCAGTCCATGTATGACCATTAGCAATACAAGTATCAGCAGTAGTGAATGCAGGATTAGAACAAACACCCGCAGTAGAACAAGTACCGATGTCGTCGGTAGTCATATAGAAGTGTTCCCAATCTACACGTGAAAAATTCTTAGCTGTGCCGTGTGAACCACTAGAGTGTTTACGTAAGTCATACCAACGTTGACCCGCAGCTAAATCTACAAAATGATTACCGCCATACGGTTCATTATCTTCTGCTACTGCTAACCACGGAGATTCTGGATTTTCATTAATTAAGTCAAAATATGCTCTGTTAATTGCATCCTTAACGAATTGCTGAATGCCCTTCGCTGTTGTGAAGTTCGCGGACGTTAACTGAACTTCATTGAGTTCCGACAAGATGCCATTTGTAATTTCTAAATAAGTTGTATAAGCCATGTGTCGAAACGTCTCTTAATCTGGAGGGAAGAAGCAGCGGGAGCCGAAGCCCCCGCCGCTATCTAAACGCTACTATTAAGCAGCGGTGTCAGTAGTGTAAGCTACTGCGATGCCTTCTGGACGAAGTACTTTACGACCCCATACCAACAAGCCGCGAACTACGTCAACGAAGCTAGTGGTAGAGCGTACAGTCTCAACAGTAGACAGGGCTTGTGCAGTAGAAACTGCAGACATGTGACCTGCTACAACCAAAGGCAATGAAGTGCCGGTGTAAGAACCAGTACCAGTTGCAGTTGGAGTGTTGTTAGACTTGTACATCTGGAAGCCACGCAATGCGCCTGAAGCTACCAGACCGTTACGAAGTGAACCCTGACCTGCGTTGTAGTCGATTGACAACAACTTAGAGTTGGTCTTCGCTAGTTCTTCATAGAATGAAGGAGCAGCTACTACCCAACGGTTCTCTTCAGGTACATTAGCATCGTCAAGTTGACGTGCCAAACGTGCCAATACGTCCAACGGATCGGTCTCACCAGAGTCATGACCAGTTACGATTGGAGCAGACACTGAACCGTAAGTGTTGATGCCAGATGCGCCTACGATTGCGTCCAGTACGTTGGTGTCCATTGCATCCTTCAGCTTGTATGCTGCATTGTCAGATGCAATTTGCTGCCAGTTAACGTGAGAGAAACGCTTCTCTAAGTCGTCAACTTCGAACTGGAAAGCTTTCGCTTGGTCGATCTGCATGGTCAACTCTTCGTCGGTCAAATCAGTTGCGGTGATTGAACCGTGGCGAGTGTAGTCGTATACAGAAATCTGTGGCTCTTTGATAATGTTAACAGTATCGCCGAACTGAGCAATCTCACCGGTGTAGTCGGTGTTGGTGATTGCTTCAACAACAGATGATTTACGGAATGCTACCTGAACCTTCTTCGAGAAGATTTCCGGTAACCAGAAGCTGTTGGTATTACCCGTGACAGCCGGATCAAAGTTCATTGACGAACCAGTTTCAAAACCCATTTTGATTCTCCTTTAGATTTACGTTGGGTTGTTACTAACTCTAAACTAGCCCTTAACAATACGTCCTTCACGGAATGCTGCATCCAACTCTGGTTGCAACTTCTCATATTGTTTTACTGATAGTTTAGAAATCTCCGATGTCGTCCAAATTTTCTCTTTAGATGTAGGTTCTGCTACTTTTGATTTTACTGATACAGCATCAGCAGCAGACGGTTCTAATTTCTTTTTGGTTTCTTTCGGTTTGTTGGCTGTCGAATTGGTAGCAGTGATGCCGACATCTTTCTTGTACAAATCAATCGCACGTGATGCAAGCTGTGCATTAGTTGTGTTGCGGTAGATCCAACCCTGAATCTCTTCAGGCTGCACAGAAGCCCACTCATGGAACTCCTCTGACTCTCGGATCTCTGCAAAGTCTGGATGAGCAGCTAACAACTGTTGCTCCGCATCTCGACGGACTAATGCTTGCTCACGTTCAGATAGAACTTCTAGTTTAGCTTTCATTTCGCCAAGCTGTTCTTCTGCACGTAAATGTGCGACTGTTTCTACAACGTCATAAATGTCAGGATATTCTTCACGGAAGGTAGCAAGATCTTCTTGGGTCTTCGGTGCT